ATCTTATTGATTAACGCCATACCCGCGCCAATCAATCCAGCCATAACAAATGGATAAGCTGGGCCTGTGCCTGCCGCACCCGCAGCTGAGTTTGCAATGACCCGCGCCTTTGCCTCTGCTAAGTAAGCTATCAGCACGCCTTTGATTGCTTGGACCGCAAACCCTGCAAAGCTTTGGGCGCTTGACGCTGCGTTGCCAAATGCTTCAGCCATGGCTACGCCCATTTGATTGACTTGTGTTGTGAGCTGCACACTTTGGACTTCAGTATTAGTCAACATACGAAACAAGTCGTCCATGCTTTCCTTGTTCTTTTGTGTGTAACCGTCTAAACGATCCAACATGTTGAACAAATTATTTACACGTGACGCCGTTTCATCTACCTTGTCGCCTGTTTTATCAAGCTGTTCGTCAAATTCTTGTATGGCTGCTTGTGCACCTTCGGTTGTGCTTTGGTTTAATTCACGCGTCATGTCGCGAACTGTTGTCACCAAACCTTCAATGCGCTCATCAAGAAACTTGACTTGTTCGGCGTACTTGGTTGCGCTGCCGCGCGCTACCTGTTTGTCCAAACGATCGCCCAAAGCACCTGCCGCTTGCGCTGCCATCTCAGCGCGTTGTGCCGCACGCATGCTGTTTCGTTCTCGCTCAAGCTCACGAATTTGTTCTTGGACGTGATTGATTTGCGCCTGCTTATCTAAGTCACGCAACGAGCGCACGAACTTGTCATTCTCTGCAGTAGCGTCGCCAGTGCGATTGCGGAATGTCACAACTACCGCAGTCAATGCAACAATAGCTGTGATAACAGCGCCAATTGGATTGGCAATAAGTACAGTGTTGAGCAAGGCAAACGCACCACGCAGTGCCGTGATCTGTGCAATGATTTGCGGAATTAAAACAACCAGCGGACCAATGGCTGCCGCTGCTAGTCCCATCTCTACAATCATTTGTTGCGTCGTGCCATTCAATGCCGTAAAGCGCTGAGCCAAATCGGTAACAAACGCTAGCAATTTGTTGATAGTAGGCAGCAATACGTTGCCAAGCTCTGCGCCTGCCAGCTTCAGGTTGTCTAGTGCGGTGCTAAATCTACCCGCCGCCGTCTCGCTCAAGCGTTGCATTGCACCGTTTGCAAAACCGCCTTCCTCAGCAAATGACTTAAGCGTGTCAGTAAATTGCTGCACACTAACCGCGCCAGCGCCAAGTTCTGATGGCAACAAACCTGTTGCCTCGCTAAGCGCTGTAAAAATTGGGATGCCACGCTCAGCCAGTTGGTTTAGGTTCTCAAGTTCTACTTTGCCTTTGGCTTGAACCTTGGCAAAGATGGCGGCAATCTCGTCAATGCTGCTGCCGCTTGTGGCTGCAATGTCACCTAGAAACTGCAGCTGCATGTTGACCTCGCTGATGTCAGTGCCTGCCGCAATGAGTTGACGCGCTGCCTTACCAACTGCCTCAAGCTGGAACGGCGTCTCGGCAGTGAATTTGTTTAGGTCAGCAACCATGTCGCGCGCTTGCTTGGCGCCACCTGTCAGGCTAATAAATGACGTCTCTAGCGTTTCAAGGTCTGCCGCGCTTTTGACTGCTGCAGCACCAAGCGCTGCCAATGGCAACGTAATGCTGCGCGTCATGCTTTTGCCTAGGTTAGTAATGTTGCTTGTCATGCCGCGCACCTCGCGCTGCACTTTGCCAAGCTGCTTGTTTAGATCCCGCGTGTCCGCGCCAATCTTAACTACCAAGTCACCCAGTGATGCCATTGTCTTTTGTTGCTAGTGCTTTTAGTGTAGCCCAGCCCTTGCTTGGGTTGGCCTTTTTCTTTTGCTCCCATGGGAAAGTAGCAAGGTCTTTTGGTTTGACGCTTGCACCTTTCTTTGTGTGCACATTAAGCAGCAACGCCGTCTGCCACCGCGTACGTTCCCAGTCGGCGCGTTGCGCCTGTTCTAGGAATTTGTAGCGACCGCGTACGGCGTTGCCAAACTCTCTGAAGGTGAGATCGTAGAGCGAGCTAGGCGTCAGGCCCAAAAGCCCAAGGCCTAACTGCTCTACTTCGTCCCATTCAAGTGGTGCGTCGTCGTCGTCAGCTCGGTTTTTTTTTCGCCGTCTGGTGACATTGACTGCTCAATCACCTTCATAACAGCAGGCAAGTCGCCTACTTCAATCAATCCCAGAAAATCGTCCACCGACATTTCAAACGTCATGTTTTGCTTACGGCAACCTTCAGCAACAAAATAGTACAGCAGCTCAGGCATAGCCGTTACATCTTCGCTGTCTAGCTTGCTAACCTTGTGTCCAGTTGCGTTTTCAAATTCACGCCAGGCACGCATGCTTGCGCGCACTGGAAACGTCTGCTTGTCGAGTGTGATTGTCATTAAGAGATTGCTTCGTATACAATTGCGCTCACGCACTCCATAGTGCAAGTAAACGCGGCGTTGTCTTCAGTACCTGCTGAGAGTTCCAAGTTAGTGACGTAAGCGTCAAACGTCAAGCGGTGGTCGCCACTGTTTTCTGCTGAGCCGTCAAAGTCATACGACGTCACCTTTACTGCTTGCTTGGTGCCTGCGTTGTACGCTGTCATCAACTCGTCAAAGCCCTGGGTTGCATCGTCTGCGTAAAAGGCGCTGAAGTTAATTGACAACGACTTGAGGCCAGGCAAGATGGCGCGGTAGCCAGCGTTGTTTTTGGTCGTGGTGTCGCGCGTGTCAGTCTGGATAGATGCGCTGAGGTCGGTTACATTGTCGACGACAACGTACGTGGGTGTGGCTCCAGCGTCACCGAACATCACGGTGATCTGGCTGCCATTCATAATACCTGTGGTCTGTGCCATTGTTATTCGTTGTTAGATGGTTTTTTGCGGTCTGCAATAATTGTGTTAATCAAAAGGTCGAGGTAGCCAAATACCTTGTTGTCCTTTTCGGTAGGTGTCAGGTTGACGATAACCTTTACCAATGCCAAAGTGGCGAGCGTCAGCTCAGCCCAGTTTTCGATAATGAAATTCATTTCTTAATTCTCATTGTGTAGTCTTGGATGGCAACGTACGTGTTGCGGTCCTGGTTGACTTCAGTTACTTCGTTTGTGTAGATCATGCTTTGCACGTCAATCTCTTTGCCAAGGTCTGTGTTGGTGTAGCCTACGCGGTCCAATACCTTACGCACAGTGTCGGCCAAAGTCATGCAGCTGCCGTATGTGTTGTCTACGCTAAACAACTCAATCTGCGCCTCGTCCACAACGGTATCTTCCTTGGTCTCCACAGGTGAGTTGCCTACAACGCTGTACACGATGTATGGCATGGTCGCACCTTCAGGCGCGCTCTCTGGATAGATGCGCGTGCTTACCAAGTCTGTGATTGCGGTCTTGGTGCTTAGGATGGCGTATATGGCAATGCCTGCTTTCATCTCATGTATCTTTCAAATTCACGTTGCAACAAACGGTTGCGCAGGTTTACCATACGCCCAAAAGTAGCTTTTTGTGCGCGTGAAAAAATGCCCTTGTTACGGCCGCCACCTTCAAAGCCTGCGCCTTGCTCTACGATGCTGGCAAACCAACCGTCTTGTCTGTTGGTCTTGGTTTTACGGCCTTTGGTCAAACCTTTTGACTTAGGACCAGCGTAGGTAATTTGCTTGTATCGTCTCTGAAAAACTTTAAGACTACGACGCAGAGTACCACGCTTAATTATTTGACGCACCTGGCCTTGATGGTTAGCTTTCTTACCAGTGCCTTTGCCTGTCTTTGTGTACACCAGGATGTCGCCGTCAGCGTCTTTTAGGTTCGCCTGCAAATAGCCGTTGTAGATTTTACCTACACGCTCGTTAATAGACTTCAGTTGTGCTGCGTCCTTTACACCAAAAGCAGCAAGCTTGTTCAGCTTGTTCTCAAGTTCTTGTATGCCTCGCACCTGCAGGTCAATCATCACTCACTCTTTACGCGTTCAGTGATAAAGTGCAGCTCGTTGTTGCGGCCAACCTCTTGCACGGCAACAATGTTGTACATGTCCGTTTTGTAGCGGATGCTGTACTTAGGCGTAACGGCACGGGTTGTCGTGCTGCTGCGCACGCGCCAGGTGACGCGGTTAATTGTGCTCTCTTGTTCCTGGATCACGGCGCCGCTCGCGCTCTTGTTGTCAAGGGCTGCCCACACAGTCGCGTAGTCAGTAGTGTCGCCTGTCACCTCGCCGTATTCATTGCGTGAGGTAGCAGGCGCTACAAACGTGATGCGTCTATCTAGGAAGCCGATGTTCATTGCCGCAAATCGAGAATGCGCTGAGAGTTAAGCAAAGCCTCTACAGCAAATGGAACACTTATGGCAATCGTGCCAGTCACAACCGTGCGGCGGTTTTCGTACCAGTGGCCAACAAGCAAGTTGACGGCTTGTTTCACCTGCTTAGTCACAGTTGTGCCGACGTTAGCATTGACCAACACTGGGTGCGCGTTGTAGTCCTCAAGGTCCGGCACGTCGTGGAAGTACAACATCACGCTGCCGTTGTTCATTGCCTCGTGGTAATACTTGGACGTGTCCAGCACTTGCTTTACGCCAGCCGTGTCAAAGTACCTGACGTCCACAAGACTTGTAACGGGACCATACGCCAGGGCAGCTGGCCTAAATCGTTCCAAGTGAAACACCGCAGTGCTGCCCGTGGCAAACTTGCGGTTGCAGTAATCTTCACACCACTGAATCGCAGCGTCAGCCAGACCTGTAATCAAATCGTCCTCTTCGTCGTGATCAACGCGAAGGAACGTCTTGAGGTCTGCCAACGTAGTAACGTCAGACATTCTGCTAACTGGTGGCCGAGTTACGTGCATGGCGTTAGATAAAAAAGGAAGCCCAGCCTTATTGCCAGGCTTCCCGTTAGTTTAGTTGTTATCAGCTAAAGTTCTGGATACCTGCCAGAGCGCCTGACTGGCGTACGGCTGTGTCATAGAACTTGTTGACGTGCAAAGCAATTTGCGCTGTGCCTGCGTTGCTGTATGGATCAACCAAGAGGTCGACGCCGCCAAAGAAAGCAAGCAACATACCAGCTGCATAATCGCCAAACAACAATGAGCCAGGTGTGCCTGCTCCTGCAGAGTTGATTAGGTTAGGCGTGAAGTAGGTTGGATAACCGTCTACTTGGTTGTTTTCAACCAACGCCTGAATTGATGTTACAGATGCTTCGCCCTTCAAAATTGACATAGCACCAGGTGAGCAAACAAAAGCACAACGAGACAAGTCACCGCCCGCACTCAAAACAGCTGCTTGAGCGTCTGTAATGTCTGAATATGAAAGCGCACCTGTTACGTTGTTAAGGTCACCCACACCAGCAGCGGCAATAGCAAAAACTGCCTTGTCAATAGTTTCGTTGATGCCTGCGGCCAATTCGCGTGAAATCAAAGCGTCAACAGATGGACCGCCTTGCAGCATCAATTGCTTTGACCAAAGTGTCTTGGCTGCCACACGATTTGGCGTCAGTGTCACTTGGTCCATTTCCAATCCTGAATCGGCGTCTGAATCAACTTCACCTTCGATAGTACCTGCTGCCTTTGCGCTTACGCGTGGGAACTGCAAGTTGGCAGTAGCGTTGTTAATGGTTGTCACGCCAATGCGCTCAGCCATAGTAGGTGTGCGCAGCGCGTCAATTGCGCCTGGCACTGCTGTAGCAACAAAGCCTGAGCCGTCACCTGAACCAGCTTGAAAATCGTCAGCAGCACCAGCACGAAACAATGCCGAGCCTGGGATGCCAATCTGACCAGACATGTTCAAGCCGCGCGCTTGCATTTCGCGGTTGGCTTCCTGTGCCCACTCAGCCTCTGCACCTTCCAAAGCCTTTCCGATTGCAACGGCATTGACGGCACGACTCAAGCTGAAAGACTTGTTTACGCGGTTTACCTCTTTGGCTTCGCTCACTGAGTTGCCGCCCATCTGTGCCTGACGTGCGATCATGTCCTCGTGTGCTTGACGGCGCTCAATCTTGCCGTCGAGGCGCTCGACCTCGCGCTTGCAAAGGTCGGCTTCTTCTTGTTCGTTGTTGGTCCAGTCGCGGTTTTCTGTTTCTGCGAGGTTGACCAACTCTTCGTAGCGGTCCGCGTGCTTGCCGCGAACTGCCTTCATCTCATTGAGATTCATAGTTGTTGTTGTTTGAGTTTCAGTAACTGTTGTATCTGTGTCGGCCTCAGCAACTGCGTTGGCCTCTGTTGTTTCAAGCTGTTGGTCACGCGCTTGCACCGTGGCGGCTGCGTATGCTGGATAGGTCACTGGTGACACGTCCAACAACTGCCGCACCTTGTCCACGCTTCTAACGGTGCGCTCTTCGTTCCAGCTCTGCTTGTCGATTGTAAAGGCAAACGAAGATTGTGAAATGTCACCGCGTTTCACGCTTTCATAAAAGTCCTTGGCGTACTGCTGATCGCCAAGCTTTACTCTGTACTTCAGGCCGCGCTCGTCCACGCTCAACTCAAGCGTGCCGTTGGTGGTGCGGCCCAGGATAAGATTCGGGTCGTGGTTGATGAGTGCGCGCACGTCGTTGTCGAGCACGTCGTCAAATGCGCCTGGTTTAATGACCTCGCGGAAGTGTCCGAGGTCGGTCTCGCTGTTGTACACTGCAGCGTAACCTTCCAGGGTCATGTCGTCGCCTTCAGACTCGCGCACCTCAATAGTGCCCATCGTCCTCTTCTCGGCGTCCTTATGCTGTTGGTTGTCCTCCATCAGTTGATACTTTGTCGCTGTACTCGCCAAGGCGGTCCAACGCGATTTGATTGATTTGTACTGTGTGCGTATCGCCGCCCTCCACTGGGTTCATGTTTTCCTTGCGGCGCACCTCGTTGATTGACACTACGCCTGACTGCAACATCTGTTGGTAGTAGTTGGTACGCGCAGCCAAGTCACCACGGTACAAGTCGTCCATGCTAAACTTGCTGTAGATGTCTGGGCGCTCAAAGCTTTGAATCAGCTTGCGGTCAATCTCTTGCTCAATGCGCTTGGCCCACGGGCTAATTGTGTGACGGGCAAACTGCAGGTTCTGCTGCTCCACGTTGTTAAACGTTGTCTGCGTCTCCAGCTGCACCAGTGACGGCGGCACGCTGTAGATGCGGCAAATCTCTTCGGCTTGAAACTTGCGCGTCTCAATAAACTGCGCTTCGTCTGGTGTGATTGTGATGCGCTGGTATTTGAAGCCAAAGGGCAACAGCTTAGTACCTGCGTTCATTGCGCTTTGGTTCCAGCTGTTTTGGATGACGTCCATTTGTTCTTTGCGCAGTGGCTGATCACTAGCCAACACGCCTGTCATTTGTCCCTTTTGCCCAAAGTATTCTGAGCCAAAGTCCTGTGCTGCTTTGGCGAGTCCCATGTTTTCGCGGTGCAAGCGAATTGGACTCATGCGGTTCATGTTGGAAATTTCCAGCATGTTGTCCTGTGTCACGGCGCCGTAGTCGCGAATGACAAAGACGCGCTCGCCGTCTACCTGTTTGACATCAACATCGTAGTAGCTTACAGGGACCAGGCGCTCAGCGTAACCACGTGCATTGCGCTCAATGATGGCGTAACCGCATCCGTACATCAGAGCCGAGGCCATCAGGTTCTCCCAAAAGTCGTAAGCGTTTTGGTATTCGTTTGGCTCGCTAGTGATTAGGTTGTACGCTGGGTGCTGGTTGGCAATCTCCACGTTGCGCCCATCTCGGACGTACACCTCAAGCCCTAAGCTGCTGATAGTGCTTGCAATCTTGTAAACGCAAGCGTAGACTGTGCTGATTGCCAGTGCGCTTTGTTCCGTGACATTAACGCCGCTGCGCACGATTGGGTTGATGCCCAGCTCTGCCTCTAGCGTCTGCGAGTTGTACTTACCGATGCGGTACCTGAAGAGTGCGCTAAGGCGTTCTGTAAGTGTGGCCATACAGTCGTTGTGAAGCTATAATATAACTCACAACGCTGAGAATTACAAATCAATTATATCAAAGAAAAAGTCGTCTGTCGTCAGTGTGTGGCAATACTCATTCATGGCAATGATAGACGCGATCACGCCGTCGACCTTCTTGTTTTCTTGCCTCTCTTTGGTAACGCGTTTGTTTTCGTTCACGTCAGTGTACACCACGGCACAACCCATCTGCCAGCGCATACACCTGTTGCCGCCGTGGATAATCTGGCCCTTCATTGCGGCCATCTCGAATTCCTTCGTCGGCCCGTTCATGGTTGTGATGTTCTGAGCCATGGGCGCCATGCTTACGCCGTCGGCCTCCAGCTCGCTGACAATGTAGGTGCTAAAGCGTGGGTCGTAGCCGATGCTGCGAACGTCGTACTTGGCGCACTGATCTGTGATATAGTCCTTAACAATTCTGTAGTCCGTCACGTTGCCTGGCGTTATGCTGATGTCACCTTCCTGCTCAAACGCCACGTAGTCGATGCCCGCGCTCAGCTTTTTCGTGTACGCTTTTTCTGAGTTGACAAATTGATGCACAAGCAAATAAAAACAATCGTTGCTATCGTCACGGAACAACAGCGCGAATGCAGTGAGGTCTTGAGTGCTTGCAAGGTCAAGGCCGCCATAGCAGGGCAGTGTGTGTAGGCGATCATGTGGTATAGGTTTGTTTCCTTGCATCCAGATGTCGTCAGGAATCCACGCAGTTTCTGCTGACGTCCAAATGTTGAGGTGTAAGCGCAGAAAGCTATTGACCATAGACGGGTTGGCCTTGGCGTTTTGTACGGCTTGGTCAAAGTATTCCTTGCGACAAATCGTACCGAATCCTGGGTTAGCCTTGCGCCATGTTTCTTCCTTGGTCCAGTCGTCATCTGGGTCGGCTGCGTACAGCACAGGCAAGAACGTGTCGTCTTTGACAATGCCGTCCTGCACTTGTCTGGCGTATTCGTGCAGCTCGTAGCAAATGCTGGCGCGATCGTGGCCTGCTGTAGTCAGTGCCATGATTAGTGGCTGGCGCCGTGCACCTGTCGATGTAGTCAGCACGTCCCACAAGTCGCGGTTGGGTTGTGTGTGCAGCTCGTCAAAGATTACAGCGTGGCAGTTAAGACCGTGCTTCGTGTACGCCTCGGCGCTAATGCTTTTGTACCAGCTGCTGTTTTGTTGGTAATCAATTTGGTTGCGTGTGACCTTAGCCCTGCTGCGCAGGTGCGCGTTGTTAGCGACCATTTCCTGGGCAATGTTAAAGACAATGTTAGCTTGCCCGCGATCGCCAGCTGCACTGATAACCTCGGCGCCACGCTCGCCGTCGGCAAACAACATGTAGAGTGCAATGGCTGCGCTTAGGTTTGACTTGCCATTCTTGCGCGGTATCTCAACGTAGCAGGTGCGGTACCTGCGCGTGCCGTCCTCTTTCTTCCATCCAAACAGCGGGCGTATGATGTCGTCCTTTTGCCAGTCCTCCAGCAAGAACGCCTGGCCGCCAAGCTCACCTTTGACGTGAGTGCAAAAGCGTTCAATGAACTCGACCGCGCGATCAGCGGCTGCGTCGTCGAAGTGATACTTAGCTGAAGTATTCGGCATTGTCGTCTACTGCGGGCTTGCCCTCGCCAATCCAATTCTCCAGGCGTGTGATAATAATCTGCTTTCGGTGGCGCGCCTCTTTGAGTTGTTGCCACTCTGGTCGCATGCGGCTGTACGTGTCGCCGGACTTGCCGACTACCTGGTAACACGTGCCGTTGGCATCGCAGTAAGTCTGGAGCTGGTGTTCCT